TAATTCCAAGCGTCAATGTTGTTTGCCAGCCGTCCAACTGATTTGAAAATTGCAATAGCATAGGAATCAAATTCGGCTCATTTAACAACTCAACGTCAAAGTCATTGTACTGCAACTTCAATTTAGTTATTAAGTGGTTTAAAATGGCATGACAAGTGTTGAGGTTGTCAAGTTCGTTGTCATTTCCTAAAAACTTGTCACGAACGTTTGATTTTACAACGTTACGAATGTCCAATGAAGTGATTTCAATATCAAATGAAACGTACCCGTTTAAAACTTGCGATTGTGTTACGTTTAAATGGACCAACGGATAAATATTCTTTTTGTCAATATCTATTAAATCCGGTGTGCCGTGTGTAATTGTGTTGACCAAAGGATTTGAATCGATTGTCAATTTTAAAAACTCTATTATTTTATAAAATTCATTCATTCTTTTTGAATTTATTATTTATTTGTTTCGCTTCTTCTTCTTCTTGTTCTTTTAAATACAAAAGGAAGGTAAGCGCAAAATGCAAGTTTGTTGCTTCAACTCGTTCGATGTCAAAATAATTTCCTCGCGCAATTTTTGCAATTGAATGGTACCAACCCCAGCGCTCGAAAAAACTTCCGCCGCTTCCAAATTCTTGTCCTTCGTCAAGACTTGTTCGGAATAAGCCATTATATTGTTCAACAATTCGATTTTTAAAGTCCAAAAAAAAAGCACCGCACCAACTATGCAATCCATTCGAATGTCGAAAAATTCTTCGGCATATTTGTTGCCCTCGAATTTCCCAATGTCATAAAATTCGCCAAATCGTTTTGTGATTGGTCGATACATTGCGGACGCTAACTTTGCCCAATTTTCCTCACTACCTAAATGCGAGTCAATGAACGCATAAGTTCCGATTGATTCTTCGTCAAAGTTTGGAACAAATCCATAAGTCACACCATTTAATTTGAACGTTCTAACAAGCGCCGGTTTTTGTTTTAATACTTCGGACAAGTGTTGAATAATTTCCGCAAAATCATAAGCCGGTATTTTCATAACGTCTTCGATTTTTAATTTGCAGAAGATTGAAACCATTTGAATTGCAATAAATGTTTCGTCTTCTTTGTTGTCTTCCAAAACTTTTGAATAGCGCAAATATTGCGACAACTTAATTTCGGATAAATCACTTGGAATTATAATCTTCATAAATATGCCATTTATAATATAACAACAAAAAGACGTTTTGTTTAGACTTATTTTTTATTCCTTATTTAGAATCATTCTAAATAAGCATTTATTTATATTATTCTTTATTATTTTTTTTCCCACGTTGGAAAAATATATAAATAATATAATAAAATGTAAACGTTTTTGTTTATATATCGTAAAAGCGTGACGCAAACGTGTTAATAAAAGACGCAAATTGTTAATAACAGACGCAAATCAATGTCTTTAAAAATTTGCGTCACGCTTTTTTGACTACTTTTTGACTTGTAAAGTATTGATAATTAATGAATTGCAAAATTAATAAACTTCTAATTAGACGGAAAGACGCAAAAGTTTCACTTTTTTGAGGGGAGTGTATTTTTATTTTCATAGTAGACCGCATATATAGGATTGCGTCTTTGTGTCTTCGTCACAACGTCACGCAAAAAAAAGCACCCACCTAAAAAAGTGAGTGCTTTTACTTAATCAAAAAACTAATCTATTATGAAAACGTTGCAATATAATAAAAATTTATGTCACACGGAATTTTTTATTGATAATTTTAAAATGCGACATTGCAAAATATCGCAACGCGTCAATTGCGTGATTCATTTCGTCAATTGGTTTGTTCAATTTTTTTCCGGTCTTGTCCGTGTCCCAAGAATAAGCGCGGAATTCTTTTATTAGATTCGTGCTTGACTTTGTGACAAGGATTTCCTTTTCTTGAAGGATTGCTATTCCAAATGAAATTGAATCCTTTCCCTTGACAACTGGTTTTATATTGAATCCGGCACGTCTTATTTCTTCAATAGATTTCGGCTCGGCTGAATCCGCGTAAATTGGAAATCGTTTGTCTTGGTCCATGCGTCGAATTATGTCCGAGTTCAAAAGTCCGGTTGTGTAAATCTTTTCGTCAACAATGATTTGGTTGTTATATTCGTAAACAAAAACGTGCGCAGTCGGATCGTTGGAAAATCCAAAATCTAATCCACTACCAAGAAAATTTGCGTCACTTGGAATGTTGTCAATAATCTTCCAATTTGAAAACACCACACCTTCAAGCGACCCAATTTTTCCAAGTCCGTACACTTGCCACCAATTCGCCCAATAAGACGACGTCTTGGCTTTTTCTTTTGCCTTTTCAATTTCACGCACGATTGCTGGGTCAAGTGCTTCATTGTCCTTGTATGTCAATATAACAAAGTCCGAATCGATGTCATTCATTAATTCGGAATGCACCCAAAATTCGGAAGTCGGGTTGTAATCTAAATATATAAACTTCTTTGTTCGAACTGCGAGTTGTTGATAGGATTCAAAGTCGATGTTGTTGCACTCGTTTACGAATAGAATGTCACGTCGCGCCCCTCGAAGTTTGTCCGGTTGGTCAACTGAAAAGAATTCAATAAAACTTCCATTCTTGAATTTATATTTCAAATCGGATTTGTTCAATTGTTCGTCGCGGTACAAATCGCAAAGGATCATGATTTTTTGGAAATCCTTAATTGCACCCCGTTTCAAATGCGGTATTGATTCGGACACAATCGAAATTTCGGACATTGGATTTTCAATTGCATAGGAAATCAACAACGGAAGAATTGAAAAGGTTTTTGAACTTGACGTCCCACCTTGCACGATTCGAATTCGTTTTCTTAATTTGGCAATTTTAGATTGTGCCGTCGTCCGTTGAAATGACATTTAAATCGAGTTGTTTAAAAATAGGTTTTTCAATATTAAAGTTCACGTCGGATTCAATCTTTTTCGGAATGAAATATTGCGCGTACTTCGCGAACAAATCCAAATACTTTGCTGGGTCTTTTTCGAGTACGTCGGCAAATGCTTGGTGAACGTTTGGAACTTGCGCTTCCAAAGTCATAATAAACAATTCACGCGCTTCGAGTGTCAATGCGTGTGTCACACCTTTCGGCTTGAATCCTTTGTGTCCCTTTTGAAATCCTTTTAATTTTGTTATTTGAATTCCTTCTTCTTCTTCTTGTTGCATAAAATTAATATAATTATATTTTATGAATTTGAAAATAACTTGTTTAAATCCTTAATAATTGCTTTGTGAATTCCCGAACAATTGTGACAAATTTCGATTGTGATTCCGAAATATTCAGCATAAAGCAAATTTAAAAACGGAACGAATTTTGAAATGTCGGTCACGCGGTTTTCTAAAACACGATTCCCGCATTCTTCTAAAAACAAAATGAATTCTTCTTTGTGTTCTTCGGTCATTAATTTTGTAACGCGTTTAAACGGAAACAATCTATTCAATAAAAATTTGCGTTCGTTACATTCCACGCAATCGCCAACCATTTGTTTGATTCCAGTTGCTTCGGTTATCTTTTCGACGATGTCGCCAAGACCTTGAATTGATTTTTTCTTGTAAGTTCTTTTTAAGGAAGGTTGAGTTCCTTCAATTTTTTTTGTACGTTGTGCCATAATTTAAATTTTATTTTTTTTGTTGTGTTATGAATGGTTTGTATATGAATTCCGGTTTGACGGGATAAACCTCGTTGTCCATATTCGGAAGTCAAATCAATTATTTGTTTTTCATACCAAGTCAATTTTTCATATTCCTTTTTTAGTGTTTCAATTGCGACTTCTTCTTTGATGTCATTTATAATATTATATTCTTCGTCAATTTCGTTCAATATATTAACGTCAACGTCAATGAATCGTTTTTCTTCTTTGATTTCATTTAGGAATTGATTTCGCATAATGAAATAAATATAGCATTCGTTTATTTCTTCAAATTCTTTGCCCGAATTATGAATTTTAATATACATATCTTGGACCAAGTCTTTTGAATTTTCTTTATTTCTACAAATATTGAATGCCAATTTCAACCATTCGTTGTGCCGTTGTGCTAATTTTTCGAGCATAATTTGTCGGTTATTTCTTTTAGTTTTCGTCTATGCCAAATCGTGTCACGTCCTTTGGTATGGTTTCGAATTGTATCGTGTGCGTCCATGGCTTTGTAAGAATCGCCGAACGATGTTCCTACGATTTCAAGTTCCATTCCGTCAATACTGAAATGCTTTCGATTGACCGATCCGTCTTGGTTAATTACTGCGTTGTTGGATAATTTCATTTGATTGTTCTATTATGTCGTTTTCAATTGTTTGTTTGTCAAATCCAATAACAATCAAAAGTTTTTGAAACAAGTCGTTTATTTCCACGATGTCAACTTCGTTTTTGTCTTCGTATATTCCAACGAATTTTTTGCCTTTGATTTCGATTCCAATTTTGACCATTTGTTTATTCATATAACACAAAAACTTTGAATTGTTCGTCTTCCAATTGTTTGATTCGGTGTTTTTGAAGTTCGGACAATTTGCCCGTTGGTGCTTTCACTTCAATAAAAATTGTTTCTCCATTACGCAAACACATTAAATCGGGAATGCCGTTTGTATTTGTTTTGATTAATTTTACAACAATCCAACCTTCGGATTGATAGCGTTTAATTATCTTCGTTTGTATTTTGGACTCTAACATTTAGCACTTTATTTGTGTAATATTCAAGCAAAAATTTATTTACGTTTTTCCAATAGATTAATTTTTTCTTTGAGCAATTTTGCAACATTTCATTGATTAAAATTTTGCACGAAAAGAATGCCACGTCTTCCAGCATTTTATTAACGTCTTGGTTTGCGGTTTCAAACGTGAATTGTTTATACAATTGTTCGGCTTTGTTTTGTTCGGTCATATTATTTTTTTTAATTATTTATTTTATTATTTCTTCAACCACATTGTTTGTGAGTTTTGAATGCAAATTAAATATTAAATTAACGTCTTTTGTTTTGCAATTTTCAAAAAATATGGAATTGGATTTTCGAAAATTAATATTGTCTTTTAAATCGAAATAATCGCCACCATAATTGAATAGGTTTTCAAAAAAATTTCGTCTTCTTATTCCAAAAAAGCGACTATTAAAATTTATATTTTCGCTTTTAAATTGCACAATTTCGTATTTCATAAATATTCAGTATTAAAATGTTTCAATGTAAAATCTTTTTTGTCAATGACTTTATTATAAATTTGTTGTTCAATTCCGTTTCTTGAAAATATCCAATACACGTCGTTCGATTTGCGATCCATTGTTGTGAGTCGGTCACGACTTTGCCAATAAGACAACGCACTAAAATCAATGTTATAATAAACCAAGACGTCCGCGTTTTTTAAACTTATTCCTTCACGACCGGAAACGATTTGCAATGCAATATTCTTGTCGGTTGAATTGAATTCGTTTAAATCAGTTGTCAAGGAATCCTTGAAGACTTCCTTCAATGCGTTCAATTCTTGTTGGAATTTATAAAAGATTGCAATTTTCTTGTTTGCAAACGTTGATTTTATAAACACCGCCTTTGAATCGTCAATTACTTTGCCGTTGCCGGATTCAAAAATGATTGTTCCCGAACACAATTGATGAATCTTTTGCATGAGTTTTACTTTTGTGTCCGCGACAACTTCTTCTTCCTTGCCAATTATAATTAAATCCCGTTTCAACTGGGAAATCAATTGAATTGTTTTTGGTTTCAAATCACAAATAAGAACGTTTTCATTCACTTGGGTTGAAAAACCCGCTTCATTTTGGGTAAATTTAATAAAATATTTTGAAACACAATCGTTTATTTTCGAAAAATTTGCATTTGAATAATCTTTTATGATTGCATAACCGAAATTTTTTTCTTGAATTGTCACAAAATCTTTTGCCCAAGAATAAAAATTCTTATAATTTTTGAATGGTGAATTGTTTGAAACCCAAAATTGGTGAAACAATTGTGAAAAAGATTCCGGCGAAGGCGTTCCCGATAAAAATATCATTGGAAGATTTCCAAAATTAGCGCGAATAAATTTCGCGGATAAATTCGGCTTTGGATAAGTTCCGTTTCGGTGATGTTCGTCCGAAATAATTAAATCGAATTTTCCGTCGATTTTATGCAGCGATTCATTATTTATGACAACAAGTTCATATTTATAATTTAATGCGCTGAAATCGTCCAAAATCGATTGAATTGCCTTCTTCTTGGTTATAAATAAAACCCGCTTGAAATCATTTGCAATTG